AATCCCACACGGAACCCCCCACGGAACCCCCCACGGAATCCCCCACGGAACCCTCCACGGAACCCTCCACGGAATCCCACACGGAACCCCTCACGGAACCCTCCACGGAATCCCACACGGAATCCCACTTCTTAAGGAGTTCGATGTGCTCCTTTGTTATCTTCTTCGGGGGCTTTATCTCGAATGGATGAATGATTTCTTTAACCAACATAATTTCATCTAGTTGCTTTTTCCATTTTTTCCATGCAGACCAACAAGCCCTTTCATGCCTTTCATTCAGCCATGACGGTTCTATTCTCTCGTCCACCTTGAATTCCCACTCATCGGGTTTGAGGTAGTCACCATTCTTCGGGGAAATCTCCGCCCTGGCGAACTTCATCCTGTCGGGATTTATTGTGTCGTCTTTAAATTTGAATTTATCGACCAAATCTGAATGAGAATCTACTGCAAACTCCCAGTAGACTTTTCCACTCCTGTCGACCAGACAGCTAAACGCGTTGCACATTTTCAATCTCCTTAAACGTAATCGTAGCAGTCGTCACATTGGTTATATTTGCCTCCGTTTTTGCATCCCCTGTTGTCCCAGCCAGAAGCCTCGTAATGCGGGCATCCGCCGTCGCACATTAATTCCCTCTCGGTAAAATCACGCTCTCTTCTAATTGCAGCTTCCTCTATCAAATCGTTTAGTGTGTTGAGTGTTTTCATTAATCTAGTATCCCCATCAGAATCCAGATTAAACCCTATTCCTCGCAACTGGTCGGTATAGTCTTTCCACTTTCGGATATACTCTTGTTTTGTTATTCGCTCTTTGGACTGTTCTACGAGGGTGTTGAGATTAACTTTTTGGCCTCCCTCACGACCTTTTTCAGTTTTTTTCATTTTGTTTCACCTCATTGAAATTTATATATTTCGATATTATTATCAGTTTAGTATATAAAAATCAAATTGTGTTCTTGAGGTGCTGACAACACAAGATATTGTGTTTTTCAGCCGTTTTTGAGTTTATCGAGGATTATATCGTCATAACTGCCGTAATTGCCCTTGATTTGGGCGATTTTGAGTTTCCTCTTCGTATCCTTCATTATGTTTATCGTGGTCCTTTCTTTCATCCTTTCCTCCTATGTAGCGGACGGGGGGGCTTTCGCCCCCTTCCACGCTTTGACTCTCAAAGCTCTATATGAAGTATATATTTATATATTTTAAGTATAAAAACCTTATTCCTCTAGGAGTTTCTCATCTATGTCCTGTATGGTGTCCTTTTTCGGTAGTTTTATGAATTTCCACAGCTCCCCGTCCTTCTGCTTTATCCATCCGCGCCTCTCCAGAGTCTTCAGGTATTCTTTGGACTTCTTCTCGCTTAGACTGAGTACCATAGCGACTTCCTTTACTGCCCAAGGCATGTAAAACTCGTCGCTCAATCCTCCATAAATCAGGTCCAGCTTATCCTTAATTGATATCGCCATTTTTGTTTTTCTCCAGATACTCCTCAATTTCACTATCTAGGAACTGCAGCCCGTATTTTAGCGCAATGTCCGTTGCCCACGCGTTGATAAACCCCTTCCTGTTGAATATAGGATTATGGCTTTTCTTATTATAGTCTTTCAATAGATCCCCAAAGAATTTATCCCTCTGCTTCTTTTTCTCCTCCTGCAACGTGTCCATCTCAGAAGTTACTTGTGGGGACGCCTTCTTTACGGCCTCAATCAATGTGGAGAATGTCTGCGGCAAATCGCAATACGCGCGTGCAAGGTTCTCCATTATGAATGAAACAGAAACTTCTTCTTGTCTCGCCCTTTCCTCCAAGGTGTCTATCACTTCATCAGTCAGATAAAAGGTCCTTATTCTTTTTGCCATTTTTTACCTCCTTAGTTATATTAGATGTTATAAGTATATAAATAAATAATTATTTAAATAAAAAATAATAGGGAGTAGTAGAGACAGTTAATTAATAATTAATTAATAATTAATAATTTATATATTATAATTAATTAATAATAAGTGCAATCTTTATATTATATGGGATTGAAAGATTCAGAAACAAAATGAGCTTTCAGGAGTTGAATCAAATGTATAATGATAATTTGTCGAATCTTGAAGAGTTTGAGAAGTGCTTAAATCAGGTGTGTAATCGCTTGTATAATCAAGAGTGGAAGAGTCAACGCCCCAGGAGTGGGAACAAGAACAAATTTTAGGTGGTCTGTTCTTTTCATTGGCCCAGTAACCCAAGATAAACGCCAGAATTAGCGCTAGAACATAGGAAATAGCCGTAGAATCGAAGATTAAGGCTATGAAGATAAATAATACCAACCCGACAAATAATGCCTTAAAATCAATTTGAGAGCGTTTCATAATGATTTTAATATGCTGATGATGGATAAAACAATGCCGAGTACCATTACGCCGCCAGTTGCCAACCAAATAGCCTTGGTGTTATTGCTAATCTTCTGCCTGAGTTCTTTGATATCCTTTATTCTAGCCTCACATCTTCCATTTATAGTGCCTAGGTGTTCTTCTGTTCTGCCAGCAGATATTCTAATATCAGTTACCTCCTCTGCAATCTTCTCTAGTTTCTTTTCAATCCTTTCTAATTCTCCAACCATTTTAAAAAAAGAAATGGGCCTATTTCAGCCCGATTCCGTTCCTTGCACTATCGGCGCCCCAACCTACCAGTAATCCTATACATACTAGCGGAAACCAGGGTGACTGCTGGTTTATCGTATCTATGGCTGCCATAAAAGCGGACGCACCACCTATTATTGCCACAATCACCGTCTTGCTGAATTTCGGAAGTTCAAACTCCTCACTATCTGGCCTATTTATGTATCCGACTATCCCGCTGAGTAGGCTACCGGCGAATACGGCAAATCCGAACAATGTCGTTATGTCTATCGGTATTTCCATTTTATTTCACCACATTAAACATTGGCGCTACCCCAAAGACAGGAATAGAAAAGCTCCATCTTCCTTCTATGTCGGGGGTAAGCATCACCTTTCCGTCTTCGTTTGTTATACCCGAGATTTCCATTCCATCTGGTCTTCTTACAAAAACCTCTATTTTCGGGATTGGAATGACAGGTGCAGGTTTACCTGCGGTCATGTCTCTTATGCCAACATTTATAGTCAGCTCCTCACCCACATGGAAGATATTGTCGTCAGCCCAAGGCAACTCTTCTAGTCTTACAACAGGATAAGTATCAAACACTTGCGCTTTGGTATGTGCATCTTCCCCACACGGGTCATAAACAGGCTTAGAAGCCCTTTCCCGTATATATTTCCTTAAAACTTCTTCTACGTCTATTGTCATTTCATAGCCTCCTTTAGATTACATAAATGCCTTAAATTCTGCGGTGGTATCTTGCGGTCATACTCTATTCCGCAGTCTTCCGCATATTTGTACCACCAGCCGAACTGAAGGTTTTGATAATACCTAGCCAATCCACCGACAAAAAAACAGTGGTCGCAGTGACCATGTGTGCTCTTTTTTGTGGTTTTCGGTTTTGGCTCTGGTTCTGGCTCTTCGCACTCCCCGCAGTCTTGAGGACACGTAGAGCAGTTCTCAGTCTCATCGCATATCTCATCCCCACACCAATACTCAGGTTCGCAACCATAATTTGGTTCCATCCTAATGTACATGAATACCGGCAGGCCGCATTTCACATCTATCTTCGTCCTGTACTTCTTGTATCCTTCCAGTGTGGCTGTAATCCATTTATACCCGTTTCCGTGGGCGGTAAGGAAAAACCACCCGTACTTATTGGTCGTTGAAGTATCGGATTCCAATTTCACTTTCACGTTTTCCAGTGGCTTGCTGTCGCAGTCGCTTAGTATTTTTCCACTTATCGGTGTCGGGCTACAGCAACCGTGGGCGCTCCAAAAGAGCCCCATGGCGAGTAACCCCACCAAGACATACGTCATTTTCATCGTCTTTCCTCCTTATTGTAGTGTTCCATTGTCCAAGTGATAAATATAAACCTCTACATTTTGAGTATGAGTCCCAGCGCCATTATGGTAAACGTCTATGTCATAGGACGCGTAATGGAGTAGAGCGTCCTCCCTAGTATCTATATCTCCACTCCCAGTCCTCTTGGTCTCGCAGAGAGTTGCAGGCATCCATGGCACAGATCGCATTGTCTTGTAGTTACCCTCATTATTAACTAAGTTACAAACATCAAAGGAACTACCACCAGTCCCTTTTATGCGGACAAACGCTTCGCCGCTGTGTATGTCCGTCTTCAATACAACACCTAAAATAATGGCATAGTTACTGCCCGACTGTACCGTGAGAGTCCCTATATCGTCTTGCTTTCCATCTCCGCTGCTCTCGCCAGCTCTAGTATACTTCTGCACCCAAATCCTACAGTCCTCATCTAAGCTCTCCATATACTCCGTATCGCTCAGATTGTCCCCGTCCGATTTCGTGTGAAATGTCATATTAATAACTTGTAAACATATATCCCCTATCGAAGTAGTAAACATCAACTGTCATATTTTTTATCCAACCGTTTCCAGTCGCTACAATATCAAACTTATATCTCTCCTGCTCCCCTGGCTGGTACTGTCTTGCTGTGGCTCTGTCAACTCTATCCCACATATTCCAAGTTACTACCCTCTCTGCGTAACTCGTCCCAGAGTTCGTGAGACTGTCGCTCATTAATTCAAAGGTCTTGTTGTTGGATTGGTAATCGTAAGAGCTGTCCTCTCCAGTATTTGTCAATAGTATACGTGCATAAGGCTGATTGTCCCCGTCCTTCTTCATCTCACATTCGAATCTCATACCCAAAATAATATTATATGTCGTGTCGTCCGTCTTAAAGTTCCAGTCCCACCGTGTGATTAGCTCCCAGTTTGTGGCGTCCCAGTCTTCATATGCCGTAGAACACCCAAATTTATGTTCATTATTATCACTGAATCTTCTAACATAGCACCTAAGCAAATTCCCGTTCTCAGTCCAGTCATCTCCAGTTAATGGATAATTGGTATCGTGCTTTTGTCTTATCCTTCCGACAGTCATGGTATTCCCTCCGTTATCAGATAGCAGTTGTCAAGCCAGTAGACGTAAGCGTCAATATTTCGGATTTTCGGACTCTTCCCACTGAATCCCCCATTATCCTCATTAATACTACATGCCTGTATATATATCGTATATTCCGTAGCTCCGCATGGAAAATAGCATTGTCTAGGTTCAGTGTTATCCGTTTCATAATCCTGATCCCCGTCGTTGAACGTGGAGTAGATTGTCTTGCTTATCCAGTTTTCGCCTGAATCCTCGTGTTCTCTGACATATCTAGTAACGACACTTTGATTTCCGCTTGCATGTCCTGAATTATTAATATTTGTAATTATGAATCTAATAAGGTTTTCATTATCTATTCCGCCGGAAGTATATCCCGCATCAACTTCAAAAGTAGCATATATCCCCAACACGGCGCTGTAACTGCCTTCTGGATTTAACGTTCCAACAATCTGCTTATCCCAGCCCGAACTGGCAAAGGTTAATGGCCCGGCTCTCTGAAATCTGGTAACCTTTACCCTGAACTCCTCCGCCTGGTTGTTCCATTCCGTATGGGTCACCGTATCCCCGTCAATCTTGCTCGGATGCGTCATTTCTTGTCCTTGTCGAAATGCTCAGTTCTGGTTTTCCAATTCGAAGTTTTCCCTTAAATCTTTCTTTTTCCATCTAGTTTTGCGTGAATGTTATCGGAATTCTTATCGTAAATATAAACTCATTCGTTGTCGTCTTGGATTGAGCCGTGAATGTTATCCTGAAGAACACGGTTCCTTCCGAATCCTTCCCTACTATCTCGCTTATATCGTTTCCGTCAAACTCGTCGAACCCAGCGGTATAGACGAATTCGACGTAGTCGGAACCAACCTCAAAGCTGTCCCATCTCCTGTTCGACCCAGATACTGAAGACTCTACGGCGGTGTCCGAAGCAGTCGCGGCGGTCGTCCCGGTTCCAAGCTCCCCGAATTGGATGGCGTCTGCAAGCAGTTGTAAGAAGTCCGTCTGTATCTGGTCCTGACCTGCCGTCGTTATCATAGCTGTGGTTGTCATTTTAAAATGTCTCCTCTATAACAGTAGTTTTTGTAGTATCTCCGAGCGGGGTTCCCGTCCCGGAACTACCGAGTATGTCGGTTCCGCTGGATCCAAGCAAAAAGTTCGAGCCCTTAACTGACGTTTCCAACTTAAAATAAGAAATCGAGGTGTTTATAGTTACCTCAGGTTTATGTAACCATTCGTATCTAGAAGCGGACGCGTATCCGCGGTTTTCCTCTTCTAATCTCCTGACCCTCTCGTTAAGCCCGCGCCTCCAGTCCCCAAGGTTTCTCGGTTGGCTTCCGACATCCAGGGTGCAGAGATACTCCGGCCACGCCATTTCCATCCTAGTTATCGTAAACGCCTCGTTGACGTTGTTCCTGCTGTCAACAATAGTTACACGCTCCCCCACTCTTAAATTGCTCCTTTTGCACACCACAGTCCCTATCTTGAAGGGGGAACTATAATTCGTCAGGTACTTCTTGGTGAACTCGACGACGTCATCCTTGGTTTTTAAATCTGGTCTATACATAGTTTTCTCGTATTTGTCGTACTTTTCAATGCTTATGTCGTCCTGTGCGGTATACGGAACTTGCCAAGCATGGGTATATGTAACCCTAACATTATCCGCGGCCGCTGGGGGGTTATACCCGGTCGTTCCGTCGAACCTAATAAGCTTCTGGCTGGAATCTGGGTGCATCGTGTAATCGTATGTCCCGGTAGTGGAGCCTGGGATTGCGCCTGTCTTTTCCGTCCACGTCCCGGCTACGTCAATCTCGACCTTCACATTACTGAAATACGGGTACGTGAGTTCGAACTCCTGGTTCTCCGTGCCGTCGCCGCTGAAAAGCTGTTGGGTAGAATGGCTCTCACTCGCCCCGTAAACTGTAAGCTTGTTGACAAGGTTGCTATTATCCCTGCTCCAGTCCCCGAAAGCAACAAGGTCGGTTCCTACTGTTAAAGTAACGCTGTTGTCTATATAGTTCGAGGAATGCAGGTAATACACCCCGTTCCTGACGTAATGCTCCCACTGCAGGGTTTCCTTTATTTTCTTGAGCACGTCTATGATTGGTTCGTGATCGCATATTATCTTGTCCGATAGTTTGGTTGAAGTATATTCTATCCCCTGGCTGTCAAGTGTGGTGTAATTGTCTATCATGTACTTGGCTATCTCAACCAGCCTGCCGGAGTATACAGGGTCTTTGTGGTAGATGAAATCCTGCGTAACCTCCCTCCTCTCCAGTTCAATCCCCGTATTCACACAGTGCATTACCCCCGTGACCCCGTCTTGCTCCAGGTCGGTCTTTATCCCGGCGAACCAAAGCTCGCTCGGTACTGAGTCGCCGACATATATCCGTATCTCTGTCCCGTCGATAATCGTATCGTCTAAATCGTCGGTTATAAACACGGGGGACAAGTTGATTTTCGCCGTACTTATCGGTTTCTCTATATCCTCCACAGTCACCCAACGGTAGACGTAATCTGAGATGTCCACGTAGTCGTCCCCGTCGACCAACTTGTAGACTACTCTCGACCTCAATCTTCCAGTTTCCGTCGGCGGCGCGTAGACCGTCCCTCCTATCGTCGTCATACTGGAATACAATAAAAGTCCCAAAGATAACTGTAATCCGCTATGTCCCCGCTTAGGTTAGCCCAAGCCCAAAGCTGGTAATACGTGTTCGGGGTAGTTATGTTTAAAATTTCCTGGTAAGACGTTGTCATAACCTTGCTATGGCTGACGTTGAAATCCTTGGAAATCTTGAAAGTAATGTTTGAATGTGTTTCGTTTATCCTGACCGTTATGTTTGCATCCTCGTCCGATGTGATATTGAAGATTCCCTTACCATCAAGATAGACCTCAAATTCTGCAAGTCCGCCTAAAAACGAACTTACAACGTCGGTTTCTCCAGCTGTAGTATTACTCACATTTGTATATTCATTTACAAATAGTAGCCGTATATAACGAGCCGTTATATCATCTGTCGGCGATATTGAATTCCAACTGCCGTTAGTCCCATATAGGAACCATCCCCAACTCGGATTCGTCCATGTCAGGTTGTCAAGCGAATATGAGATGTTAAAGTATCTGGAAGCATTATCGCCCTTTATGAAGTACCATTTCATTGTGGAGATGTTCGTCATGTTCTCTCCCAAATCCACCTGCCAATACGCCCTTAGGGGGTAATCGGATGCAGAATACCACGCGGTCGTCAAGTCCCCATCGGTGGCGTTTGAAGCTCCTCCAGAACTGTTTGTGGTATGGTTGCTATACACTACCATAGTTGACGTAACCTGATCGGAATTGTTTAGGTCTATTTGTCCAAGAGCGCTGACATTCTGAGATGTGTTGGACGCTGGATAAAATAAAGTGGTGACGGCTCCGTATATGTTCCAGCTTATCGCCACGATTACGCTGCACTCTATATCAGTCAGCGTGAAGTTCAACCGCCTGTTCGTCGTTATGTTCTGGCTGGTGTTCGCCGTATCGAACCCGTTCTTGGTTATGTTTACAGTGTAATTCGTATGCCAGTAGGTCGTGCCGGAGATGTTCTTGTATTCTATCACTTTCTCGGTCGCCAGACCGTCAGCCCCCGTGGTGCCGTTGTAGGCCAACTCCTGGGAGTTGTTGTAGAAAGTGTAATTTGCGTTTAGCTGGGTAGAGCCGTTAGTTACATTGACCGTAACATACCACATCCTGACAAGCTCGCAACCAGAACTTACATATTCTTTGTCATAAGTAGTATTAAGAAAATAGTTAGGTCCACAGACTCCAGTAGAATCTCTAGTATCCACGCCCCACATTGTAGTACCTACTATCGTATTATTTATAAACCAATTGTCTTTTAAATCGGGATACCCAGAATTTACTATATTCAGATAAATTCCTTTAGCTGCTTTCGTTATTGTATTGTTTGTGAAGTTGTTGTCATGGGCTCCATCTGTTACCCATATACCAAAGTCAAGAGTATCACTTGTAATAGAATTATTTTTAAATATATTATCTCTAGCACCCCCCGCTACTTTTATTGCTATATCATCCACAAACACAGTATTGTTTGTGAAGTTGTTGTGGTTACCCGTGTCAAATGATATGAGAACACCATCATTCGAAGAGAGGATAGTGTTGTTGTAGATACTATTATGGTCGCCAATAACTACCATCGACTGAGAAGATGTAGTAGTAGCAGAGATGGTATTGTTTTTTATTGTATTCTGAAAGGTTGCTGCACGTATACGCAGTCCCCACCTCTTAGACGTTATTGTACTATTTGCCACGACAACATTTTCTGAACCATCTAAATTCAATCCACAAGCAGATGTAGTTTCCACAATTATATTATCAACAGTCAAACTATCTCCATAGATGTCTATCATATAATCTGTAGTTCCATCCCCCCCATTAAAAGAACAATTTTTTATGGTATTGCTATAAGCACCACTTCCATAATAAAACACATCTTCCGTATTAGAATAAAACGTGCTGTTCTTAAACTGGTTATCGGCGGAGCTCCCTGTTACATACATGGCATTTCCGCTAACAGTGGAAAAGCTACTGTTGTCGAGTTTGTTCCCTATGGATGACGTCAGATACATCGCATAGGTAGTTCCGTTAACGGTGTTGTTGTGCAGGGAATTATAATCGTCAGAATCCCAGTAAAACCCGCTATGCGTATGGTCGTAGACGGTATTGTTCTTGACGGTAGAGTTGAACATCCCCCTGGCGTAAACGCCGTATCTGAACTCCGTTACCGTGCAGTTCGCTATCGTCACATTGGTGGCTCCAGTAATATTGATCCCAGAAGCAGTACCAGAGCCGGGGCTGGTTCCGTCTATCGTATAGCCAGCGCAATCCAAGGTTACGTTGTCAGCAGATATATTGAAACACGAGCTGCCATGATTTGATATATTCCCTCGTCTTAGATAGTATTGTCCAGAAGTATTTAGTATCTCGCATTCCTGATAGCTTACATTCCACCATGCGCTAGTAGAATATCCTTTATTATTGGCTAAGTCATCACAAGTAACATTTATACTACTATGGTTCCCCTGATTCGCATTGGTTATTCTCCACGAATGAGAAAGAGCCGAGGTGGCATTAGAATAATCGGTTCCGTTAAAGTGTAATGTGCAGTTTACAGTTTCATCGGCGGTCGTTCTAATTGTGGTATCCTTAACCGTGGTGGTAATATTATGACCAGTCCAAGAGGCCCATGAAACAACTGGAGAGGTGGTATCATACTTATACCATGCTATCGTAGTCATGGTTGTAATATTGGACGTATCATTACAATAAGCTCTAAGAGTATAGTTACCGTCTGCGAGAACTGTCCACGTATAGTCAAATCCCGTACTATTATCCTTTGACATCGTATAGTTAGTTCCATCGATATCAACGTTACATGCTATTATAGCCGCGTCAGCCTTTACGGAAACATTGATAGACATATGAGTGTTAGACGTACTGTTCTTGGTGATGTTCCAGACCCATGTGAGGCCAGCGCCCGCCGCTGCACTCTCTTCCGAGCCGACTGTATAATTGCTATCCGTATCATAATATGGGTTTGACGTATCTAAAGTATAATTTAAGTCTGAAGCGCCGTTGTTGTTATAATATAACTCCAAGGTTCTCTCATTCCCGTCCCCGTTTATTATATTGTCATCAAGAGTGAAAGCCAATTTCTCATTCGCTCTAAAGGTCGTATCATTATCATAATAGATTTTAAAGGCAACGTCATGGTTAGAGCCCCCGCAACCAGTATCAAGAAACTGACCTAAAGGATAAGAATTAGGTGTGTTAACCGCGCCATGGACCTGTAAATCATTATTGCTGTTTCCAGCGCATCCGCTACATTTGAAATATATAAAATAGGTATCAAGTGGGGTTAACTCGTTGCAGACGATAGTGGTATTCACCCAGCCATTCGAAGTCGATATATTAGTCTCGTTGTTATGGTTCTTTATAGAAGTATTGCACAATACTATCCCCCCACAAGAAGACTGGATTTCTAGGGTCCTCCAACCCGAAACATCTCCCGTTCCGTCCCGCGCTAGGTTTATGGCTATCGCCGATATATTGCTCCTGTTCGCCCTGAACGACTGATAAAAACCTCCGTTATCGGCATACCATGAAGTCAAAGAATTTGCAGTTGTCTGATAACTGTCGCCTATGTGGTTGCCCAGAATACTCACGTTCACGGTTACCTGGTCGGTGCCAGTTTCGTTAACCATCCTAAACTCTATTTTGCTATATAAACTAGATGTAAAAAGATCCCCGTAATCTATTTCTATCAATTCCTCAGAGTGGTCTACGTTATCTAAGTTTTCCAAACGTATCTCAACTCTTTTGGAATAGTCGTCCGACCACCATGGGTCCAGTCCGAATCTAGTGGCGCTCATATTGTTTGGAAGTCTTACGGATATATTGAATTTCCCCATAGACCAGGGGGGCTTTTCGAAATCTATCCTAACAGTGTAATTAACATTCGGTTTAAGGCAAATCTCCTGTGGGACGGATTTCCAGTCTTTAACTGTTAGCTGCTTAGTTCCGATTATCCCGTACTCGTCCCAGTAGACTGTCTTTGTCTGTGCGTTTCCGTGGGTCCAATTCGACACGGAAAAAACTGTGATATTGCTTCCGTTTATGTCCAGATACCAACACCACGTATTGTTTGCGTCCCAAGTAGCGCTATATTGACACGTATAGTTACGCTCAATTACCCCGTAAACATAAGTCTCTAAAGATACGTTTCCCAGATACCTAAAGTTAATCTGCCGCGCTATTTCTGGAAACTCCCCGCTTAGCCTGTCCTTCGAGAAGCAGATGCTTTTGGTGAAATTATGCGAAATGTTGCCCTCTATAAAGCAGTTTAATACGTCGCACGTGGCGTAAACTGGGAAATAGAACTTAACACCATATATGATACCTGGCTGGTCTGAGAGAAAAAACAAGATTATTAATATTATTACCAATCCTCCGCTTCCAGCTGCGATTTTCGTCCTTCTTTCTTTTATCTCAACCATTTCAGTCCTGCGAAGACTCTACGCAGTTTATCATGAACTCGGTATAGCTCGACGGAGCCGGGTCTTTCCTGGTGTCGAACGTTATGTCTATGATTTTGACGTATATCCCGCTGGTTTTCAGCGGCCATATGAGCTTTACGGAACTTTGTTCAGCGGTCAGAAGCGCCTCTATCGTGTTCGCCCTCGCCGCCATAGCCGCGTCCGAAGCGCCCCATAACTGACCCCGTATCATCACCTCCCTGGTTACCCCCTCGTAGTTGTACACAAGCGTGTCGGTGCTCTCCTTGAAGGGCATAGGGATAGTGGTTATACCAGCCTTCAAATTGCTCCTAACTTCTATGACTTCCCCGTCTGCGAATGTAACCGAACCTAGTGAGTATGTCATTTTTAAGTGTAAGGATTTGTCTTTCCAGTCCTAACTCTCCAATTCTGCGGTTTCTCTCCGCCATAGCCGCCTTTGGCGGGACTTCTCCCGACTGTGAATAAGCCTTTTGACTGGGCTTCCGATAAGTCGTTAAATGAGAGTATACACTTCCCAGTTGCATCTATTAAGTTGCGTAATGAACCAGCATATTCAGTAATTGTAAAGGTAGTATTATCAACCTCATTTTCCATCTTATTTATAGCTTCTACGGTCTTAGGTATTTCTTCTAATTCTAAGCCCATCCCAATTCCAACTCCTATGGGCAATTTTCCGCCACCGCCTATATATTCAAGTGCGTGTTTTCTTGAACTTTGCAATCCCAAAGCAATTTCTTCTGCAGACTTATTAGAATCTTCTAAATATTTAGCATATTTGTTCAAGTTCAAATCTGTTTCTCTCAGGGTGTCTCTATGAGCGTGAAGTTCCACATTTATCTCTTTGGCAAATTTCTGCATTTCTTCTATTTCGCTCATATACGGACGTCCCATACCTGACGAAGTGTACCCCCCAGAAAACCCTTGGTCTTGCATCCATCTATAAATATCTGGCCATGAGCCATAAATGTCAGCCTCGGGTCCAAAAGTCCCTCCAAAACTGAGAGGCCTTCTTTGATATTGTATGTTTTCCCCTCTTCTCCCAGTATATTCTCCCTTTGCAGCTTCCCTTAGTAGATATAAAATACCTAATCCTGTAGCAGCACCACCCGCGGCTGCGGCACCCAGTCCTAATAGACCCGCCCCGGCAGCTGCACCAGTACCTACTCCAGTAGCTGCACCAACGGCAGCACCGCCGCCGCCAGTTATAGTTTCAACAAGCCCTTTACCGAGTAATACTGTCTTAATCGCCGCCAGTCCAAGTATAACAGCTCCTATAAGTGTCGCGAGCTCCCTGTTCTTGACAATCCAGTCCAATAGCCATATCGCGACGGGCCTCAGGATTGCGCCTATGAAGTCCCCTATCGGCTTCATTATCAAGAAGAACGAGGTCTCAAGCGCCTTGAGGCTCTGTGTCATGGCCGGGGAGTACTTGAACATATTGGTAACCGTAGTGTTCAGCTGGTCCAGCCCCTTTACCATCAGTCCGAATACGCCAGCCTTCCCGAACAGGCCGCCAAGACCGCCTATCATCCCGGAGCCGCCTCCTCCGCCCAATATGCCACCGCGCATTCCGTCCATGAAGCCGCCGCCTATTGCCTTCGAAATCTGCTGGACTCCTGCATTGTCCACAATAAACTTCAGCTTTACTGGAAACTCAGCCTCTGCCATGTTTCAATCCTCTCTTTATGCTTCTCGGGAGCTTTCTCGTCAAGTCGACGCTCCCGCCATCTCCTTTGTTCTTGTTCAATCGGGATTCCTCAAACTCCAGTATCTCCAGCGCCCTGAGGTCGCTGACATAGTGTCCTTCGGTCTCCCGAAACGTCCAACCGTATTTCTCCGCATACATGCGATTTCTGAGCAGTCTTACTATTTCTGGGTCCCTGATGTCTTTGTATCCTGAAGCGACTGCTCTAATAATTTTTTTTTGACGTCCGGCGGGGATATGAATATGTCAACCTCCCTTATTAGGGTAAGCGTATCCGCCACCAGCAGTTCATCGAAGTCCGCCTTCTTGAATTCGTCCGTGTCAATGATGCACGCCCGCACGACCTCCTGCTGTTGGTCATAGGGGTCTATAGACATCTCTCCTGTGGGGAGCATCGTCCTCGCCTTCTTGCTCGCCTCGAAGTACTCCCTCCCCAGAAGCTTCTTTATTTTTACCGTTTTGCCGCTCTCCGGCAGCTTTATTGTCTTTTCATTCATTTTCTCATCCTCCGCAGATGAATCTGAATCTCGTCGTTAAATGGGTTTCGCCTCACCATATAGCTGTCTGCTTGCTTTATCAGGTCAATAACCAGACTGTCTCTGGTAGCTGCCCTGACGTCCCTATCGGTGAGGCGAGTTCCGTAGTCCCAGGACGTCGGAACCTCCTCCCACTTAAGCGTCATAGTCCACGTCTATCGCGTTATCCTCTATTATCTGGATTATATTCTTGTTCGCCGCTACTCCTTCGGCACTGTCATATCTCGCTATTCCGTCAATTGTCACGTTAACAACTCCGCCTCCGACATCCGCTGGTTCGCTCCAGCCGTCTATGACGGAGTTATTCATGGTGAACGTTATGTTTCTGGTTGCGGACTCCGTCAATACGAACTCGAAGTCTATCTCTGTGTTGTCCTCTATATACTCGTGAAACGTTATGTCTCTCATGTTCAGGTTCATGCTCCAGGTCACATCCAACGGCCCAGGCATTATGTCCGTCAGATCCGCGCTCCCCAGACCCCTTATCGGGACCAAGTTATTATTGTAAGTTAGACTACCGCTCTGTACTTCTGCCACTGCCGAATCCCCGACTTTCGCCTGTATCTCTGCCAAAGCAAATGGATCAGTAGTCTTGAATGATGGTGTTTGAGCTGTCGTGTCTGAGTCGTCGATTTCCTGGTATATGCAATCTAAACTAACTGTCGCAACATCATTTAACGTTAGATTCAGAGTCCATGAGTTTATCATGAGTCCAGTCAACTTATAAATTACATCCGCAGTTCCGTTGTGGCCTAGCTCTATTGTTCCAGAATCTATGGTGGTCGCGGGGACTATGGTGTGCGTGATGTCGCCACTGCCCGTCTTCGTATCAGCCATTCCCCCTATTGCCGTGAGCATCCTCATATCCTGTAGGACCATTTCAGCGGAGAAAGCTCCATCTGTAGGTCCTGGCTTTATTGCCTGCGTATATCTGGCACCCAGACCCTTCACTGGTATGGAATTATGCCCAAGCCTTGCATTTACATTTCTCATTAATTCCCACTGGTCTATTGTCGTTGCTGCCGTACCGTAGGTGCTTTCTTCTCCCCACGCTACATACGCCAATACCCCACTATATGTTTCAGCCATTGTTTTTTGCCTCCTTTGTTATTTTTTGTTTTACTTTTCTAATTGCGTCATTGTTTAAGAGTTGTTCAGCAATCTCATCAGGGCATTCGAATAAGCCCTCTGGAGCCACGAAATTATCCAGCGTCTTGAACTTGAGCGCCCCACCCGATATATTTTTTAGTTTCATTTTCCTCACTCCGCGTCTTTTAAAAGCAATTCGATCTCCAACGTCCTTCTCGCCGCTGGAAACTTCTCAATCTCTTCCTCTGGCATGCGCCTGTCCGATATTTCTACATACCTGAAAACCCCCGACGTGTCGTAAATCTTCGCCCTGAGGCATGTAAACACATCTGTGGCGATTTTCTTTAGGAGATGGTTGTCGTAATACTTAACAGTGGAAACTGTCTCGTAGTCGTTTAGAATCATGTATATGTCAATCTGCACTAGGGTTCTATTCCTCTGGTTGCCTCCGCCTAGCGCCCATGGAGTCCCAGAGTGCGCTACCTTTTGACATACTAATAATGGAAATGACGAAGCGCCCAGCGCCACATCTGGAAACTCGAAATACATCCTAGTTCCGCAGGTGTTTAGGTAGCTGTAACTCGCCCTGTTATCCTTCAACGTGTCCCTTACTATTTCATCAGCTCTTGCCATTCTTCTCCACTTAATCCGCTTAAGTGCGCCTCTAGTTTGTAAACCTGTGGCCTCATGAAAGGCATAGTCTGACCTCTGCCTCCGCGCTTCCGCAGCGCTTCCCACTCAGTCCTCGGCTTCTCTGGAGTCCCAACTTTGATGTTCTGGGTTCCGAATTCGACATAACCCGAATAGCCAACCGGCGATACAACCTCCCCAGAACCATTTCCAGTGGGCTTGGAATAAATCTGACTAGCCATATAACCCGTATCTTTAGGTGCATTTCTCTTAGCCCCTGCCTCCATGTAAAAGAGGCAGTAATCCCTGAGCTTGTTCGTTATCTCCTGGATTGCGGCGTCCAAGCCCTCCATTTCTATCTTGACAGTCATCCCGTTGCTTGAACCTCCTTTAAAAATGCAGTGGTATAGAGTTTATTCGCACCAGAGGAATTGTCCGGCGTTTTATCGGCTGGATGGGGGACCACTTCGACAGATGTAATTTCATACTTTTTCGCCGCTGACGGAGGAGTGGTAGAACCGTCGCCTGGATAGTGTATGAACATTTGTTTCGTGGTCGCCCCATCCAAATATTTGCCTTTGTTCAAAGTGTAACTTCTGGGAACCAAAACGACGGCGTCCGACTTCGGTAGGTGCCCTGCTGTTATCCTGACCCTGTCGTCGGCCGTAATGTCCTGCATGATTACTTTTATTAGAGATTTTGAGGAGCTTGAAGTAGTCTTTTCCCCGTCGGTATTTATTGTCCATGATACTGTATCTAATACTGCATATTCCTGATTTCTGTCAAATATCTGGTCCACATTCCTTTGATAAACTGTTAAATTAGCCATTAGTAGATTGAAGGTCTTTTTCTTATGTTCTTTAACATTGCATTCGCCTGTTTTTCCAACTTTTCCGCAGTTCTAGCCAAGTTGACCCACGGCTCCCCGACATTCGCGGCCATATCCCTAGCTGTCCATGATGTAACGTCATCATACGTCCCACCCATTACCGCTATAAGACCTTTTATAGCCGCTATGGTCCTAGCCAATCCCTTTATTCTTCCTGGGGTGGTCGCCGTCCCGTAAGTATAAGATACTGTTATGTACTGCGGGTCGGTATCAAGAAATACGCTCTCTTCCGCGCTGTCTCCAAGGACGAGTTTCCCTTCATCACCGTAGACATAAACGTATGAAGTTGTAATACTGGTAGTCCCTATCGTTAAAGCCGTCAGAGATATTATTGGATTATGGTCCGACCGCAAAAACAGAGTGTCGGTATCGTTGCCGTCGTACTTCTCGCTTGTTGCAGTCGTAGTCTCCCATTTTTGCCCAGTGTACTCGTCCACCCAAGCGTCGGCCTCGGTTATGAAGTCGCTTATAACGTCGGAGTCTATCTTAATCGTGAAATACCAATAAGTCGCCTCAACAGCATAGGTATCCGTCGGGGCGGTTACGAAGGTTATCTCTCCAGTAATATAGTTCACGGTATAATGGGTGGTTTCTGTCTGCGCAACGCTGTTAACATAAACGACGAGGCTTCCATTCACGACTGGGTTATGGTCTAGGGTGAATAGCTTGGTAGTGCCGTTCCCGGTTCCGACTGCCTCCTTATCATAGACCCCTTCGTAAAATCCTCCAGTCTGAACTACTTCCTGCGTCGTTGCGTATGCCATTGTCTATTCGTATATTATCCAAGCATAAGCGTTTCCACCAGTTACGACAATAACTGTTTCATGGTGCGTGGTTACCGAAGCGGCGTTCCACGCTGTCGCTATTGCGGTGTGAATCTCCTCCACAGGTTTCGTTGCAATCTTTGTTACGGTGTATGCCATTTTCAAGTAGCTGCCATAGCCTTAGTTGAAACTACCTTCTCGTCCTCTTTCGCTTTTTCTGCCTTCTTAGACTTGTCGTTGTCTGGGGCGGCAGTCTCATTTGTTTCCTGTAGTCTTGGATCTTTCCTAGCTGATTCGATGGCTAGTCCAGTAAACGTCCTTACAACTCCAGACTTCATATTTCTATACCTAGCAAAAGGTTCGCCCTTTCGTCTTTTTCCTGCCTCTACGATTACTCTTATAGGTTCTTTCGATATGTTCTTAAAGTTTACCATTTTCTTCCTCCTAAAAAAATGAAAAAAGCCTTGATTTCTCAAGGCCTTGGTTCACCTATTGCCCTTAGGCTTCTCCAACTACTAGGATACCGTATGTATGGTCGCTAGTACCACCTGCAGCATCTATGGTTATCGTCCCAGAACTTTCAGTAACAGTCACAATATCACCACTTGTTTGATCCCATGCTATTACAAAGTCCACGGATGCTAGAGTCTCACCACCTGTGACATCGCTAGATGTCAGGTCTATAGTGTCCGCGCTATCTGCAGTAGATGGTGTCTCAACATACAATATCTTTTTACTTAGGGATGGAACTATCCCCCTTGTGGTTATTCCACTTGTTATAGCTGCCATTTTTCATTCCTCCTTATATTAAAAATTAAGAAAGAAGCCCCTTTTTCTTGGGCTTCTCCTTTTTCTTGTTGTCTGCATTTTCTCTCGTTATCCCTAACTTTTTTGCAGCCTCATCCGTCAAGCTCTCAAGAGGCTCTAGCTTGGCTAAATTTATCTCATCCATTTTAAGCCTCCGATACTACTTCGCTGCCGTCTGCTCCGTTAGGTCCAAAGTTACCTGCAATCCAGCTCGTACTTGGTGCGCTCCATGTATTATCACACATGAAATAATTACCACTTATGAAATGCACACCTGCAGCTTGGAAACGTATAGCATGTGTCCACTGTCCTGCTCGCTCTGCAAACACATTACCGTGTACTACTGTCCCTACATTCGTTGCTGAGTTATCCTCGTCAATTCCATAGGTCGAACTTGAACCAGCAAAGAACGTGTTGTTTGTTATTATCGGTCTTTGGTTCGTCCTATTAGTCCCAGCTTGGATGTCAACACCAACTCCCTTCAGCTCCGAAAATACATTGTTCTCTATCAAACAGTTATCGGAACATCCATGCAAAGTAACACCAGCCGTTCCAGCCCTGATAAGACAATTCTTAACAGTTGAATTAGCTGAATTGTTGTTGTTAGAGGCTGGCAAACCGCCTGTTGCTGTAATTTCACCACCATCTCCTATGTAAACACCACCATATCCGCCGTCAGCATCACAGCAGAATCCGTCTACCGTGACATTCCTATCCAATATCAGGAAGCAATAACCACTAACTGAAGGCGCTGTTCCAGCATACTTAGTTGTTGCATCACTAGCTCTAACTCGCGTAGTCCAACCTGGAATAATCGCTTGTATTGTCAGACCTTCATGGCTTTCAATAATTACATTCTCAGTATATTTGTGTGGGGCGACATATATCACATCTGCAGTATTATCACCCGATAAATCTACAGCTGCCTGTATAGTGTCTAATGCACTACTCCAACTCTTTCCATCTTCACCGCTTGTGCCATTCTCACCGTCAACATACCAGATGTTTCCTGGTGTATTAGCTCCACTAACTCCACTAGAAAAAGTTATATGTTCGCTCCATGCATAGGGGCCGTGTGCATATGGTGGGGCTGCCCCTGCGCCTCCAACCCTCCTCAATCCTCTTGTGATTGCCATTTTCTATATCTCCTTAAAAAATAAGAGAAGTGGAGATTAAGTTGAAATCTCCGTAACTGATGCACAAAACTCTGGAGCTTTCAACACCAAAGCCTCGTAAACTTTCAGCATGAACTTCTCAGAGTCGTTTGTCTTTGCTAACTCCTCGTATGTTACATCCTGCAACACTCTCATTTCTGTTTCATTCAGGTCTATGAAATATATTGCCTTACTCCCAGATACATTGCTCTCATACATAGACGGGAGAATCGGTATCTGCCCGACCATTGTATTAATCTGGATGGTCTCATAGCCCCAAGGTAACTTCCCTGCGGTCAGGTCTTTTGGCCCGTACCTAAACTGGTCTATCATTAGGTTAGCTATATCCGTGAACACGCTGGAACCACAAGGAGCGATATTCGGCCTCCCTGCGTCGTCAAACGCGTACTGAACCGCCGTATATAGATCATCCAAGGATACTGCAGCAGTGTTCTTGTCAACAGTATTAGTTGTCCCAATCTGCTGCTGGTAACCGTCAAACCATGTTGATGTAGTACCAGTCGAACCCGTAACAATCGCATTTTCTTCCAATTCCCTCAGCGCCCTGGTCTTAACAACAACGTCTAATTGCTTAGCTGTTGGTGCTGCTGACTGGGTAAACCCACCGAGAATATAGGACGGATACGCGGCCTGCGAGGGTCCAGTTACCTTACCAACTGAGTATAGATATTTTATGGGGTGTGAACTCCTGTCATATGTATCTGTCTGCTCACTCAATGCAGCATCTTCTCCAGCGAATACTGCACTTGCCTTTGTTTCCAACCTGTTGAAATCCGCCGTAGTCCCCATGTTTGCAACCCTTGGGATTATCTCAACCAGGGGTGTGTACTTCCTAGTGATATCGACAATCCGTGGATCAACATAAATAGGAATCATTGCATATCCAGCAGTTCCAGTACCTCCTGATGTGGCAGTTACGGCTTTCCCCTCAATACCTCTCATTTCTAAAAAGCTTTTTCCAAGCTCCTCTCTGTAATCGCCAGTTTTGATTTCCAGGGGGTCTGAATAACACTGCCCATGATTCACCAACCCTCCAAAGCTGTTATGATAGGCTATCTGTGGATTAACTCCTCCACCATCTCCGAAATCTGTTGTCATTTTCTTTTCCTCCTTATCTGACAAGGCTTAACATTCCTTGTGCGTCTTCTTTCACTGCGACTCCCTTCTTCTCCCTGAACGTGTCTGGGGCAGTGGCCTTTATCACTGGCTCCGCGAGCTTTTTCTTGATATCGGCTAGTTCATCAGTCAAAACCTTGATATCTGCCTCCAATTTCTCCTTTACGTCCTTGGTCTCTGTCTGCTTCTCGATACTCTCTTTTATCCCGTTGACCTCCTCTTTGAGCGATTCAATAGTCTCACTCAAAGACTTGAGGTCTTTCTTTTCCACAACCTCTACTTCCTCCGCTGACTTCTTAGCCTCGGATGTATCTGGCTGCTCCTCTCCCTCTTTTGGCTGTTCTTCCTCATCTCCGTTTGCCATTTTCTTATCCTCCTTGATTAAATCTAAGCTTTTTGTAAAAGCCCCCGTCATGGTAGCCATCTCATTCGCTGGATTCCCCGTCAGCGCGACGTTCAATAACTTTATGGCATACAACATCCGCGTCGTAATGCCGTTTATCTCCTTGTCAATATGTTGCAAGGGCTTAAATGTGATCGAAAACGCGTCCAGCATTTTCTCTTGTATGCTCCCCCATACCTCCTTGAACCTAGAGCTGTGCCTGTTCAACTCTGCTTTAATCCATATCCCCTTCTCGTCGAGCTTGGCCTCGGTTATCTTCCCTATTGGAACAATGGTCGGGTCTTTCCTATAGGCCTCGTGTTCTATATCAAGTTTTATGGTCCTGCTCTTTAGCTGCTTAACCATATCCATCAAACATTCCTTAGTTACTATATCATTAACAGAATCTAAATCAGAGGTTGAGATATAACCAGTAACGTAGTATTTCTTGTCCCCCTTCGTATTAATCTCAGAAAATGCTGTCTCATCAGTGAAAAATGTCAGCGGCTCGGATGCAATGTCGAATATGCTCTTAACATCTGGATTTACCCCTTCTTTATTGCACCATGCATAAAATACCTGCTCGCCTTTCTTTTTGCCATACTTTGATATCATGGCTCTCTTGATTTTCTCATACTTTGGTTTTAGAGGCATTTTTCCGACCTTATTTAATTTTCAGTTGTAATAAAGATTACTCTTCCTCATCCACATCCAGTTTGCAAATCGTGTTCCCAGACATAAAACGATTGACATAGCTAATCATTTCCAGCAAATTTTTCTTTGTATCAAGAGTCATATTAATCTCATCATTCACTATTTCTATTAAATTATTCTGAGAGGGATAAATATTAAACTCATATTTATCTCCGCTCTCATCTTCAATTTTAAATGTTCTATACATTATGCGTCCTCCATTCAATTTATATCTACAAGTTCATACCAATAAAAGTCATAGTTAATCCATCCAGTATTGCCACTCGAATTAGCTATCCTGAACCAATATTTCGTGTTTCTCTTACCTACGAACTCGTGATCTCTACTACCTTGCCCACCTAGTTTCTTCCCAGAACCAATCGTCTTTTGCCATACTAGCGTCCCTCCGTCAGAACCATCCCCTAATGAGCCACTATTTAGAGTAGGAGTGGTATATGCTAATACGGTTGCTGTTGTTTCTGAATTACGATTATTGTTAAATACCGTCTTGGAAGTACCATTATCAGAAGTAATAACATCCTCATACAAGCTCATAGTCATTTCTACTTCCGAGTCCAATTCCCAAAGAGCATGCGCCCACTTATCCGTATTTGGGCATACCCATAAAAAGTCTAGATTAGCATTGTTAGCTATATCCTGAGTCCCAGCGACATAGAAATGATTTCCATTATGTATCTCGTGGTGAGAATAGTCAAGTATAGGTACTCCTTCCGTAGCCCTGTCTAATCTTAATTGTCCTGCTACAAGTCCATCAGTAATTTGTATTTTTTCCCCATCTAACGTTGTTGGGACATCCCCTTGTCCTGTGGCATCTACGGTGATAGTATCAGGGCTTTTAATTCTTACTGCCGTGTCGCCACTATCATCAGTCACGAATTTCTTACGCTCTCTATCAACGGTGCTTTTTGGTAGTGCCATTATTCAGTTTAGTAAGTTGAAATTTTCAATGTAATATCTTTCTCAGCGTTCAGTACTTTGACCGAGTTATCGTCCCTGAGGTAAGTAACTTTGAATGTAATCATTTCCTCCTCATCTGCAAACATTTTCAAGCACCTTAACCATATTCCGTCAGCCGACTTATACATTACAATATCGAGATTACCTTCTATATAAAGTATCATTGCTCCTGCCATCAATCTTTGAAAATCCTCCCATCTTAAGTCGAATATCATTTCTTTCTACACTTCTTTTTCATTTTTCAAAATATGGTATTAGCATGCACCTGCAATTCGGGTGCGTGTCTATGACCGGCCTCGGTGCATCTTTGATTCCAAATACTTTTCCATCCAGTTTCTTACAATGCTCCTTGCATACCCTATTATCCTTAGCTGTTATCCATTCAAGCTTTTGAACCACTCCACTGTCCTTATAGGCCTCAACCCTCCCCTGATTCGCGGCTTTGACGAGCGTTGTCCTCGCTATCATCTTAGACCGTGCCTCGGTAAGTCCCTCAAACACGCCTTTGATTCTATTGGCTAGATCCCTGATGGACTCGCCTTTCATATAACCGTCATTAAGAACCCGTCTGACGTTCTTGGCTATGTCGTCGGTCATCCCAACGACATCATTAAGCATCATGTTCTGAATCTGGGTTAGCATCTTGGTGTCGGGTTCGACGTTCATGTTAAGAGCCTTTTCTGCGGCTTCATGCCCATACATATACCCAGTTCTAGCTACTTCAGCTATCTCCATCCTCATAGTGTCGCTTGGCCTCAAGAAAGACGTTACTCTCTCTATTACCTTTTCAAGAATGTTTCTATCCAGTGCCTTTCCCTGCACGTCAACTTGGTGCTTGAGGTCTTTCATAATCTCCATCAGCCTCCCGTTGAGCCACGAGCTTATTATCTTGGCAAGTTTCCTCTCCGTGGTGTTCGGAATCGTTGGGTAAACTCCTCCGTAGCTTCCTGAGACAGCCAACGCTGAGCCTGGAGTTCCAGCGCCGCCAGTCGTTGTCGTTATGGCTTTCTTCTCAAACTCCTCTATAGCTTCTTCCCAGCTTCTGAATCCTGCGGGGGGTTTTGGGGATTCATCATTCGGTGATAATTCGCTAAATGCTTCGTCCATACTCTGTCCTATCTCTGCGCCTATGCTCCCCGCCCCCACTGGTTCGTCGCCCCACTCCAAAGGAGCTTTCTCGTTCTCGTCCTTCCCGAATTTCTCCCTGTATTCATTAGGGGTTGTAACCTTCAGCTTTAATTCCTGCCACGCTATCTCCTTCTTCCTTCTTATGTCCACCATGTCCTCTTCGACAAAGTTGAACTCTATGTCGTCATACTGGAATTCCGATATAATCTCGGTGTTAATGTGGAATTTCAGCAGTTCCAGTATCGGCCTGACAGCCTTCCTCTTGAACGCCTCGGTCTGGCTCAAATCCGTAGCCCTGTTCACATCTTGTGTAAACCCTAGCTCAGAGGGGGTAATGTTGAAAACAGCCATTACAATATCAAGCCATATCTTTTGGCTCTCAAGAACTTGTAACTCTACTGGAGATAATGTTATGGATGTAAATTTCGTATCCTGGTTGGTTATCGGAATCTTGTGGAAATACCGTCTTTTATTTCCAAACTCGTCCGTCCTGAGCAGATAATCGTCCCAGCGCGCTCGCATAGCTTTTATATGAGAATCCGAAGCATCTAAAACCGATAGAATCCCTTGGGGGATAGCATTGGAGTCATAAAACTCCTTCTGATAGTTCACCGAATATAAAAGCGCCTGGGCAATGTCCATCAGCAACTCGACGGGGCTTCTCCCGTAAACTCCGCTAGTGGTCTGCGGATACTGGAGCATATACACGATTTCGTCCCTCGCAAACGCCGTTGGCCTTTGGTAAGTCGCCCACGAGTACTGCCAATACGCCATCTGTTCGGGCAGAATCCCGTAGCTGTCTGGGTTCGCCGTGAAATTGATCCCGTCGTAAGGCTTTATCCCTACAAGCTTCCTCATACCCAAAGGCTTCAGGAACCACATCCCAGTCTCAGGGTCCTCATAATAGCTGCTGTAGTCGTAAATCTTCACCAAGACCGCGGCGTCAATCTCCAGAACGTCCTGTACCAACTGCCTCAGAATAAGCTTGAAGTTCTCCTTGTTCCTGTTGGGGTCTTTCAGGAACTCGGTTACCTCGTCTATATGCGCCTGCGAATAGTTATTGGGATCCTTGGGCTGTATCTCCCAAGGAATAGAAGTAACCTCGTTTATTATCGTGTTAACACACATCGCTATCTGGGGAGTTTTGGCCAGTCGCCTCATCTCAGGCACGTTGACATTCCTCGGCTTCCCGAATATCGGCTTATACAACCACTCAGGTATAACCGCTTTATATAGCGCAGACTGGTCAAAAGCTTGAAGGACATCGGGCATGGTTCGTGTGGGTTTGGGTATTCCTCCAAGTTGGTGGGTGGATAGGGGTGGCTTCAGTAATGCTCCAGCCATAGCAGAAGGCTTAGCAGGAGTGATCTTCTCCTCTACTCCAGACATTAAACTTTTATAATCTGCCCTACGCTTCTCCTCGTGAGTTAGTGCCATTAGCGTAAGACCACTCCAGTATTGTATAAAGGAAAACCCTAGTATTATCCTAAGACCATACTAGATTTAATTGCTAGTTTTACGGTTACTTATTAATAAAGATTACTGTTTTCTTGTCATCACTATATCAAACTTCTCCCCAACTTTTGAACTATAATACTCTTCCTTTTTTTCGGTCCATCTGCGGATTGTTGTAAATAGCCCTTCCGTATCCTGCAGTAGTAAAACTAATAAATCTGTTTTCGGTAGTGGATAGTTGCCATTGACAAAGTCCTTCTTCTTTTCATCCCATTCTACATACGCGGTGTCGAACTCTATGAAATCCTTTCTTAGCTTATTATAGTGTGTCTTGAATATCGCCAGTAAGACAGCAGACGTTGGACAGCCAACCAGCTTTATGTAGTCATGACTAAATTTTATTTGGTTAATTTAGGTTCCTCCTGTTTAAAGTCGAATGTCTTTATTGTTTCCTTGTCGGTCAGACTTAGATTCCTGAGATAAGCGCCCCAAAAGTCTTTCGGTTCTATCGGCCTCATATCCGCCATGTGCCCACACTCCACGCCGCCGTCCACCCATATCTCATATCCAGCTTTCTTAACCTTCTCGCAGAAGTATATGTCCTCGCTTATCCCCTTTTCGTAATCCCACTTGAAATATGGTTTTTTAAGCTTCTTGAACACGCTAGCTTTCACCAACAATGCCCCCGCCCCGCACGAGTCGACAGTGAACACCTTCCCCTTCGGGTAGCTCCTCACCACTTGGTAGTGTCCCTCGTCTTTGTCGAACATCCTCAGCACTGGGTAATGGGGCGGCTGCTTCTGACAGTAGACCGCCGTTATGACGTCCTTCCCCTGCTCCAATAGCCAGCGTATTGTCGGGGGCTGGAATGTCATATCCGCATCAGCAAAGAATATGTAGTCGGGATCGCACGCCATCAGCTCCTTAACTGTAACGTTCCTTGAATCGTCCAGTGGCTTGGTCTCGTCCAGTATAAAATCTATTACAATCCCGTTGAACATGCTATCTCTCATTATTGCCATCATGCTCCTCACGAATGCCGAGGACATAGCTCCTATGTTGCTTACCGCTATGCCCACCCTAGGGTTCTTCCTCCTGCCCTCGTACCAGTTAGGTCTTGGAATGATTTCCATGTCTTCCTTAGGTTTAGTAGATTTTTTCATTATTTCACCTCCTTAGACTTTAATCCTGAATAGCGAGGGGAGGATTTGAACCTCCGCAACCAGGTTTCTTTTACTCTTTGGGGGTGGTAAATGAAGTGATAACCACAGAACGAGAGAATACGTGGAGTAATATGAGCCTGGCGAACTAGACCTGACTATTCCACCTCGCTAAAATCCCCCCTTAGTTTTTTAATCATTGTCAAATAAGCCGCAATCTGGGTGAATCTTCTTCCACAGTTTCATATCATTTGGGTTTCCTCTACACAGTTTAGGCCTTCTTGGGTATATAGTGCACCATGAATAGTTAGTAAATTTATTATAGTGCAGCAAAAGGCATGAGCATTTGCTTTCCATCACCACGTAGGTCTTTCCCTTATGTCTGACCTCCATCAGGTAGTTTTCTCTTAGCCTGCACGCCTCCAAGTCCTCCTCCGTGTTCATCTGCATTACCTGGACTTTGCAGCAGAACCCACAACGCTTACATTTACCCATATTTCAAAAATAATAAAAAAGACACGATTATAATTGCCACTACGATTACAAACAGCCAAAACAGAATAGACAGGAACGCGTTACCTAATGAAGTAAGACTGCTATTCCCTAACCATGTCCCAGCTATTATCAACAACACCCCGCATATCAGGATTGCAGATATTATACCGCCTTTGTTATCCATCATTAGTTACCTCCTTTAGTTTTTTAACCTCTATTTTCATCATCTTCCCGCATTCGGGACATCTGAATATAAACATGTCACCAAAGCTCATCTCTTATCCTCCCTACCAGGTTGCCAGCCTGTATCGACCCCCATAGTCTTTTTCATAAACTCCGTCCTCTGCGCGTACTGGTGGCAGTAGCTGTGCGCCACCTTGCCCTTCGCCAGCTTAACCACCAGGTGCCGCAAATTGGGGTAATACCTGGCCCAGTTTGGCACCGGCTTGCCGCAGTAGCAGCACTTGGACTTCGACTTGCTCCCCTTCCAGTCAATCAGAGCCATCTTAATAATACTCCCGTAACGAAACCCACTACGGTCCAGAAGACTCCAGCGACGAAGCCCTTGTAGTACGTCTTGTTTTCCTTAGTCCAGAATTTCTTCTCAGTCATTTCAACTCAGCAGCCTCCTAATTGTCGTCCACCCTTTCTTCTACTCGGCCTGGGGCTTCTCGCTCTCGGACCGCGTCCGTCTCTATCCGGCATTTTCAATCACCTCCATTTATTTGAATTCCACCCCTTTCATCTGCGCAATCTTGTACTGCTGTAGTTTTTTGTTCTCTTCCTCTAGTTCCTTAATCCTTTTGTTAGCGTTCACCAACTCGTCTGAAATCTCCTTTAGTGGAAACTTCTTCTTGTCCTCTTCCATTTTTTAGCCTCCTATTATCGTTAGAATGGTGTCGCCCACCATAGCCGTAATAAGGCAGCTCCACTGCCAGTCAGTCAGTGTCATTTTAAAGGTTTAAGAGTAACCTGATATTCTGCGGAACCTATGGCGAATTTGCCGTGAAGTTCTACGGGAATCGTCAAATATAACGTTTTCTTCCCAGCCCTAATCTTCCTTTTAAAAGTTATCTCCCCATTCTGAGTTAAGAAAAATTCCGACATTTTTATAATATTTTATTAATAAAAGTATATAAATCAATATTTCACCTCTTCAAACCTATAGCCGCAACCATCAACCAACTGCCATTTCCTGACAGGCGATTCGTCACATATTAACGGCCTATCTTCCATTCCCTTGAGTTTGCACTTTCCAGTCGGAAGCAGATAAGGGCATGGGTAATCTATAGTTAAGATTGTATACTTGCCTCCTCTCTTTACCCTGACCCCCCGTGTCTCAAGATATTTTACAACATCCCCCGTTACCCTGTATTTTATTTTTATCTTCAGAACCTTACAGCAGTTACCGCATATCAGACAACTGCCCTTTCTCTCGAATTTGAATGTCATTCAATCACCCGCTTTTACGATTCTCCCGTCCCTGTGCATGAGAAAAGGCCTCTCCGTCTTGGGATCCAGGGGGTAGAGGTATTTCTTCCCCTTCTCGTCCCTGACCACGGCCTCCACGCTCCCGCCTCCAAAATCAAATATAAACGGTTGTTTTGGCTTAGAGTCTTCTGATTGTCCTTCCCTTGTCGTCTTTATATTCTCCATAATCGTCCCCGAAATCAAACACAAACGGCTTCTCATACAGCCCCCAACAAGCTAACGCTAGGCTATCTGGATAGTCGTCGTGCCCCCTATCTGGGTGGTGGATTCTCATCAGCCTGGTCGAGGTATAATCATATTGCATATTCGCTAGTTGTTCAATCAATTTATTGTTGTTAGGGAACTTCAACATAGACTTTTCCATCTGCAATTTCAGGTTCTTATATAACTCTTCCTTATTCTTCAGGGTGAATGTGATTGGCTCTATTGGCAAGTTGCGCTCCTTGAGGAAATCTACGCTCCCACCGCCCAGCCCAGACTCGTCTATGTAAATCTTTGTAAAGTCAAACGCCTGGTGCAAGGCTTGTACCCTCCCCATGCTGTCTGTCAGCGGCTTTTTGGAGGTGGTCTGGAGATTGACGACCATTCCTCTCTTATCCTTAACTGCCAAGATAGTGTACACACTCTCGTCTAACCCCATCCTCGCCAGGTCTAGTCCCAGATAATAGGTCCATCCCTCTTCTTTCTGGTGGTGCTCAGTTATCTCATCGCTTATGCACCCGACTATCAGCTCCCTCGGAAAGTATGTGTCCTCGTCGGTTACGAAAACCCCTAGATACTCCTGACGGAACTCGTTCTCCGTCATACTCTCTTTTTTCCTGGAAAGGTCTTTTTCCATAAGTTTCTGCTTTTTCTTTTCCGTCTGCTCTGCTAGGCAGTCGTAGCATGTGACTTCATGTTTTCCCACACCAGCGTCATTACTATTCCAATACTCCCAGAATCTCCCCCGCTGGCCGAATGGTGAGCTTATCAGTATCAGCTTCGAACCGTGCAACATCATAGGCTCCACCGCAGTATAGACCTTGTCTTTCACATACGCGGCCTCGTCGATTATTATAAGCGTCGGGGTGAACCCCCTTATAGTGTAGCCCTCCCCACTGGGAAGGACTTTTATCTCACTCCCATTAGTAAATTTCATGCCTTCATTATTCTTGCGCTCTATGAGGTCATAGAGTTCCTTATGGCGCAGCATTATGGCCTCTATCTTGTCGTAGATTATCCTGGCCTGCCTATCCGTGGCGGACGTTATGAGTACGGTGGAGGTGTCATTCATGAGCGCGTGGAGGAACCCTATCACGCTGACCACCTCGCTCTTGCCGACCTGCCTCCCCGATTTTACGACCATTATATCGCTATCGTCGAGCAGTATCCTGGCCTGGTAGGAATATGGTCTGTAGCCCGTCAAGACTTCGAACAGCCCTACCCTACTTAGGCTCTTTTGAAATCCTTTTAGCATTTTTTAGCAGCGCCTTCTCATGCGCTTTTGCGCGCTTTATGACATCTATGAGCGTAATCTGTCCCTCCGTTCTCTCGGTCGCTTCCCCCGCCAGCAAGAGTTCGTGCTTCATTATATTGGCTATGTCGGATGTCAGAATCTTGGCCTGCCCGGCTTTCAGATCCCGTATGTACTCTATCTGGATAGCCCTGCACACCCGCCTTTGCCTGGCCCGCATCTGCGTCAGGGTTTCGTCTACTCCCTTGTCAACTTCTTTATCTATCTCAGCCTTACGCTTCTTCCAGCCCTCTTCATTGTGCCACTTCCATAGCGTCTGTTTACTGGGCCGCCCTTTGAAGTGCTTCTTGCTTATGGTCTCCATTGGCATACCCTGGCAGAACAGAGAAAACGCCCTTTCTCTAATTTTATCTGAATAATATACACTCATTCTAATTTTTTATTATTAATGTTTTTATATTCTTTTTTTAATTTCTTAAGCTCAGTATCTTTAATTTCCTTTACTTCTATTAAATTTATGTTATATTTATCATTAGTTAAAGAATCAAAATCTATATCTTTTCGTCTTTTTAATGGAGTATCGAATTTTTTCCAATTAAATTTTATATGGTGCTGGGGTCTTTTAAATTTTCTTTTAGTTTCTACTACATAAGGCCAAGCTCTTTCTAAAGATTTAGCCATATCTAATCTTCCATGATTTTTATAAAGCTCATCTGTGTTCCCTCCTTTCATTTTCATTGTAGCTATTTTATCGCACATAAATGTATTTATTAAAACTGTACACCAGCCATCAGCTAAAACTTGTAAACATAAATCAGTATCTTCATTATACCTTCCCCTCCATCTATTAGGTAATTCATTAAGAATAAGAATACAAGAGTAAACATGAGCATTTAAATAAAATGGTTTTTTAGTAGTAAATGGTTTAACAAACATTGTATAATTTAAACCGATTATAGCTATATTTTCATATCTGTCTGCAAAATCTTCTACGACAGAAAAAGCTATATTGCTGTTACATGGAATTCTTTTTCCTTTATATAACCTACGAATCAATCTAATATTATCATCTAAAATCCAATGTCTTTTTATACCAGTTTTTTTAGCGTGTTCCCATACCCAGTTTCTAGCAGGGATAGAACCTTGACCGAGATTATTAAATGGTAAAACTAAAATACGTTCTTTTCCATATTTAGAAGAATATTTTTCAGCTTCTTGCGGTTCTACTACGAGTTTAAAATCTACATTATCTTTAATTAAAAAATTAGCAGTTAAACATTTATCAGCTCGTCCTTTAGAAATAATATATATTGGATACTTTGGTTTAATCATTTTCTTCAAATTTTAAAGAATTAATGTCTTGAATATTTTTTTCTGGATACCATATTGAAGTAGTTTTATCAGTAAATTTCTGTTTTACTAAATTAAAAAATTTTTTTCTATCTTCTATGTTTCTAAAATGTACTATAACTTTTATATCCCCGCTTACTGGAATAAAGTCGGGTAAACCTATCCATTCAGCAGCTTCATTAAAATCTTTTATTTCACTAGAAGGGCGAGATACCATTAATAGATTTATAAATGTCTTTTCATCAAACCCAGTTCCTAGAAGCTCGTTTAAATCTATATCTTTTATTTCTTTTAATAAATTAGATAATTCATAATCGTCTACCTCAGCTAATTTAGAAATCTCGTTATCTCCAATAATAAGTTTTAATGCTTGTGGAGAATCTGAATCTATATTAAATCTGATAACTGGAACTTCATTAATTTTTAATTTTTTTGCAGCGGTAACTACTCCATGCCCAGCTAATATAGTATTATCTTTTGCTATTACGATATTTCTATAAATTCCATGTTGTTCTATACTTTTAATTATGTGTTTTATCTGGTCTTCTGGATGTTTTCTATAATTTTTTGGGTGATCCTTTAATTCAGAAACTTTAATTTTTTCGATAATAAATTTTTGGTCCATTTTATATACTTATATATTTGGAGTATAAAAATCTTCAATTAACTCCATTTGAGAGTCCTGGGGTCCTTTAGCCTTCTCAGGTCTTCCAGCGTGAATTCCTGAATCCTATTAGTCCTTGACAAGCTTGGATGTATCATCTTAATTGAGTTTTTTGAATATTAGCCATCGCCAGAGCCAAAGCCAGAGCCAGAG